CAAGACCAGACCAATTGAGATGAACACCTGTTTTTATTTGAGTGTCTTTGGGTTTGGGTTCTGCAACTGAAATAAGACAACTCGTCCCGCCAAATGTAGCAACCTTGTCGCAAATAATTTTACAAATTGATTTAACCTGATCGAGTGAAAGACATTCATCATCCTTGTAGTCAATATCCATAAAAAAGTTGTACGTTTCAGTCTTTTGCTCCACGACAAAAACTTTTTCACCTGCTTGGACTGATTTTATGTAGACTTCGTAAAATTCTCGCAATTTATCAAATGGAATTGATAGGACACCGCCATCCATTAATACATGTGATAAATTTCGTGTGTTATTGAAACCATTTGATTGACACCACGAACGTAGCATTCTTCTCTTGTTATTAGTGATGTTAAAAACTCTAACTGCATCCAAGGAGTTGAGCAAGTGTCCGGTCGTCCTCACGGTCCTCGCGGTCCTCTTTTGGTTCTGGAGTTTCCTTTTTGATTGTAATAAGAAGATCAATTACGGACAACTTGTACAGTTCCTGAGCCTTATCAGACTCGTGGTCCAAACCACGGAGTTGACACAGTTTCTTGACAAAATGAGCCTTGTTCCTCATTATAATGTACGAATGTTAAAATTTTGTTTTTTTGACGAATATATCAAATCATAAAACTTTGGATTTTCAATTATATTTTTTATAATGAGATTCCATCGTTTCTTTTTATTAAATTCAGCAAGTGTTTCAAATGAAATATCATCATTTTCATCATATGCCTTTTTAATACGAATACCATCCTTTTTGTTCATATCCATACGGGCTTTGTTAATATGAAACTCTTGAATTATCTTCGCTTGTTGCTCTTCTGTAATGCGAACATTTATGAGGTAGACATGATACACAAGAGTAACTATAACACCTTCAAATCTGTCTTTTTTCGTCTCTTCAGGAGACCTATATGTGCTTTCAAATTGGAATTCTGAAAATTCACCATTACGTAGCACAAATGTTCCCCGAGTTTCCTCTTCAAGTTCTCGGAGACCGCATTTAAGTGGGTTATCCACTTCCGACTTTTTACAACCACCCGTCACAAAGATCCACTCTTGGTGACGACTGTCTCGAACAGTTAAAAATTTTGGATCCCCTGTGTCCATTTGTAACACTGGGATTACGATTGCTTTGTGCCTTTTTTCGAGGCGGTAACTCATCGAGTCTACTATATATGAACAATTTATTGCTCAGCTTCATCCGCAACAGCCACTGTCGTAGAAGTCACGGGTATTTGAACCTTTTCTTTTTTGAGAATTGGCTTGAGAACTGGAACGGGGGCTGGTGTCTCTAGAAGTTTCTTGAGATCAAGCTTGTTCTTCTGGTTCTCACGGTACAGATAAAAGACAGAAAGAAGGGCAACAATAACAGCCACCATCATAATAGTATCTTTATTCATGGAGACCATTTATAAAATTGATCAAGTTATTTTTAAGCTTGTATAACCGCACCTAAAACTTCTTTGGGCGTACCTGCACACATACCTGGTGGAGCCTTTTCATTAAATTGCAATTCGTAGTACCTGTCCTCCGAGCACTTGTCGAATTTAACTGAAGGAGGGGCATCTCGCGCCACCTGAGGAGTTGTAATGTACTTTTCGAGTCTTCCAGACTTGGGATCATATGTTAGCAAGAAGACAAAAACAATAATGACAACAATCCAAATGAGTTTGTTCATTTAATGTACCCGTAGATTTTTTCCGAGTGCCTTGCACTCGATTAAGGGTCCCCGAGTGCCTTGCACTCGATTAAGGGTCCCCGAGTGCCTTGCACTCGATTAAGGGTCCCGAGTTCGAAGTACTCCCGAGTTCGAAGAACTCGATTGTTTAGTTGGCATACATTAAACCACCCATTCCGTTCTCAATCTTAAGAATGTTGTAATTGACTGCATAAAAATTTCCAAAATCGTCAATTGTAAAATTTTTGCTTGACACAAGACGAGCAGAGTCAATTCGGCTAAAGTTGAGTGTTCCGGTGGGCTGGAGTTTTGAAGTATCCAGACAAAATGGAATTAAGAACTGGTTTACTCCAGAATTCTGGAATGGAACGGAATAATAATCTGGAACAAAATTGAAATGAGGTGTAATAGCTTTTTGTTCACCAATATCAACACCGTTAATTTGTAAAAGCATCGTATTTGTTAAATCTTCATTTTGATCAACTATAGACGTTATAAACTTGACTGGGTGGTTGAATACAAGGTTCTGTGTCTTGTTACCAGAAGGTGTCGCTTTTTGAACCTGGTACACGAGATGGTTCTGGGTTCGACTGGCAAAATCCTCACGCTCAACAACATCTAACACAATAAAGTTTGCCCATGCTTCGTAAATAAATGGATTACCTTCTTGCTGGTTGACTGTATTTGCCCAGTAAATACGAATCTCAACATCGTGATACTGGAGAGAAATCAAAGGAAGAGCTGATTGCCAGTTTTCACAAAACCAAAAACGAAGTGGAAAAGCAAATCCTTCAGTTCCTACTAGTGTAGGATCAAATGCCGCTTTGTTTTGTGTCGATGAAAGGTATGGTGCTGCTACATACGCCATAAACTCATATGTTTGAGAATCAATGACTTGACCACCAATAAGAAAATCAATGTGATCAATGTCATCTGACGTGAACTGTGCCTGTGAACCATCTGAATTCTTCTTTGTGAGGTACACGTAACTCACCATGTCACCGCGGCGTTCCAGACGTATAGAAGACATGCCACTCGCGTTCACTGCTCCCTGGATAACTTGACGCTGAACAACATGAGCAAAGTTTGTATGGCGCTTGTAACTATTTCGGAAAAATGAAACTTCTGGTTTTCCTGTCAACCAAACATCTTGGGCACCAATGGCAACGAGCTGAGTAATACCACCAGACATTTATATGTTACGTAGATTTATTTTTACACCAAGTGTTCCGCACTTCTTTTTACTGAGTGCCCGAATTCTTATTTACACAAATTTTTACGTAATGTGTGAAATCGTAGAGTAAAGGAATTGTCTTCTGCACCATTGAAGCTCAGTAATTTACCATTTTTATCAGTCCAACTAATTGTTAATCTGTCAATCTTTTGAATGGGATACATATACTCCACCTGACTATCAAAATCATTCATTTTTCGAAACCTTTTTATAGTTCCTGAAATAACATCCATTGGTATCATTCCAAATGTTCTATTTGCTGTATTATTATTTGTTGTTCCAAGAGGATTTCCCTGTGGCGCACATTCATTAAACATTGTTCGAAGTTCTTGTATATCAAGAAACACGCCATCAAGTGCATTCATATCGACAACATATTTTGATTTTATAAACCACTTGTTCATATACCTGAGGTTATCAGCAAAAGGAGTTGTCGAAGCATTAATCGCATTTATACTGCAAGGAAAATCAAATCCTAAAAGAGAAGCCATCTCCTGAGTCATGATATTCATGGTAAAACTTGTGGGTCGTGTAAATAAAAATTTTCCTTCATTTTGAAGAAATGAAACACAAACATTTGATGATAAGAATGTTGCATTTACGATTTCAGTACATAGACCTCCAGCTCCGTAAAATCCAGGTGGTATTGTGTGAAGGACAACATTGTCAATAGTGTTATTGGTGTCAGTAAAACCAATAACATTTGTACCATCATTCAAGTTGTACATTGTATTTGGTACTGAAGCATAGAGCAATTCCACGTTCGTAATATCCTTAATCGGCGTCGTGAGATAAAGAGTATACGAGTTTCCATATGGGTACTTGCTCACATCTCTATTTGTCGATGTGACATATATATTTTTTACTTCCAACGGACAGTTCATTATTAGTAATTACATTGATTTTTTCCCGAGTGCTTTGCACTCGATTTTTTGGTACTGAACTCGATTCGGGACTTTTTGGTACTGAGTTCTGCGAACTCGATTCGGGGACTTTTTGGTACTGAGTTCTGCGAACTCGATTCTTAGTTTCCGAGGGGAATGGGATACATTGGCTCATCCTTGAGCTTATAGTTGGCTGCTTTGTTCACAGCGATCTGGTCATCACAAAAACCACCTGGAGTGAGGTCCTTAGTGTAATACGCGCAACCCTCCCCGCTTACAACATTGCATGCGCTTCCTGGAGTGCACTTGAGCTCATACCCGAGCTTGCTTGTCTGGAACAGCTTGTCAAAGGCGCTGTCAGACATATTGGTCTGCACTGGAAAACCGGTCATGTACCCACTGGTGTTTCGGAAAACAAAAAAGAGAACGATGACTGCAACAATGATGAAAAGGTGGCAACTACGAAACTTCATTTAGTATCAGCTAATATTTTTTTAAAAGACCAAGACCTTGTGAAAAGATGTCTCCACCTCCAATCATTTTTATAGTGCGTTAAAGATTTTGTAATCATTTCCCATTAAAGAGATATGGACTCTGACATAATTCTTGAACGGACTCCCAATACACAAGTGCTGAAACTTGATGCAGATGAGCAAGCGTTAATGAATGAGATTGAAATTACAACAAAGCCGGCTGCTCCAAGGCGTCGTCCTGTTCCTCAACAAATGAGACGTCCACCAGAGCCTCAGGTGGAGATGGATGCATTTACAAATCCTGGAAAACGAACACACCAAGCCCCGCCTCCAACACAGTACATGGGTGAAGAAAGTGAAGATGGCGAAGAAGAGGAGGAGATGGGTCCGGGTGGTGGATACCCTGGAGGCGGGTACGCGGGTGGAGGAGAAATGGGAGGTGGAGCACCAGAGGAGACACCTTCGCCTGGATACACAAGTATCGATGACGAAAAGGCGGATTTGCTCAATAAACTGGCTCGTCTGGAGAAAAAGGGTCTCAATGTCAATAAGCGTTTGACTGCCTATTCGGACATCTCGGAAATTCGTACAGAGTACAAGCGTCTCATTTACGGGATTGAGGCGGAGCAATCCATCAAGTTTTCGCGAAGGATGCTTATTGCCTGTGTGACTGGTATCGAGTTTCTGAACAAACGGTACAATCCGTTTGATGTCATGCTTGAAGGCTGGTCCGAGAGCGTCATGGAGAATGTTGACGATTATGACGGGGTCTTTGAAGAACTCTACACCAAGTACCGAACCAAGATGAACGTTGCACCAGAGATTAAGCTCATTATGATGCTTGGAGGAAGCGGTATGATGTTCCACTTGACACACAGCATGTTCAAGACTGCGATACCAAACATGAATGACGTTATGAAGCAGAACCCAGATCTTGTCAAAAATATGATGCAAGCAGTGCAGAACACACAGCGAAACAACGGTCCCCGTGAGGACACTTCTTCTCGACCAATGTCTACCCCTGTTATGAGAGGAGGCGGCGACGGAACCAGTGGAAGACGCGAAATGCAGGGTCCAGGATTGGACATTTCGAGTCTCATGGGTGGAATTATGATGCCCCCTCCTCCTCCAATGAACACCAAGCCTCTTTCAACTGTTCAGGAGATTCAGCTTGAGGATGGCAACGAGGATGATATGTCTGACATTGTCTCCGTCTCAGGAGAGTCGTTTGGCGATCTCAAGGAGGTCAAGGTTTCCGCTGCCAAGAAGAGAGGCGGGGGTCGCAAGAAGAAGACGACTGAAGTTTCTCTGTAAAAAAAGTGTGGGTACATACTAAATGATTGCCTATTACCCACTCGAAGACGATCCACCTCCAAAGAAGGAGGTCCAAGTACTCCCACCACCACTCCCAAAAGGAGCATTTGCAGGTGAGACCACAGAATGCAATTATATCGTCATGGCTTTTGTTGTGGGAGTTCTTTTCTTAGCCCTGAGTGACTCTATGAGGCGCTAATTATTGGGTTTCTGGATAAAATATAAAAACACTTCTACCTGTGTATGTACCAGCAACTGTACCTGTAATACCTAAATTAGTTTCTACACTTGTTGAAGTTCTCGCAACTGGTGCAAATGGCTGTATTATAGATCCATCATCTCCTTCTGGATATGTAAGTATATTATGCGAAACTTGTACTGAATTTGTTTTTAAGAAATCAACAGGAAGATCAATTAATGTAACAGTATCACCAGCTGTTCCAGGTGAAACTAATACTACAGCCCAATATATAACAAATCTAGTGTATCCATCAACATATGACTGCTGATTACCAACTGTACTATCAGCACTTCCGTAATATATTGTTGGATTTATAACATTTTGACACGTAACATTTTGACACGTAACATTTTGACACGTAACATTTGAAGAAATCTCAATAGGTTGTACATTATCAAAAGTTATGACATCTATTGTAGTAGATGTTACAATATATACTTTATCATATTTAAAAGTACCAAAAGTTGGACTTGTTACATTCTTTATAGTTGTTATGTATTTAGGCATCATGTAATTTAAATACTGGGTAATTGTTCCTGCATCTGTATCTGTAATGAGTATGTTATGATTATCACCGTATATATATCCGGGACCTGTAAGAAAACTATCAGATGTATAAATTACTGATGATAATGTTCCAGTTTCAAATAAATAAAATTTAGTTTGTCCTCGACAAAGTATACATTGTCCTTTGTCACTGCTAACAAAACTTATATATTCATCAAAACCTTCAGTATATGGAGTTGATGTTACAGTTTCTATATCATATGCATAAATTCCTTGAAATGAAGCAACTG